AGAAAACATACCTTTTCTTGCGGTATTAAGTCTCTTACCTAACTTTTGAGTATTTTTAAATGCTTCTTGAAATCTTGGTGCTAACTTTTTATACTGATCTGTAATAAAATCCCTTGCTCCTTTAGTGGCACCTTCTAATAAAGTCTTACCTCTCTTCGCCAGTCCCTGTCCGACGTCATCAACTTTATTCATTATGTTTGCAAATAAACCTTTTCCTCTTGATGCTTTCCTCGTTGCAGTGGCAAAGTCCTCACCTTGATCTATTCGTTTTCTAGCATCAGCAATCTGATCACTAGTCATACCTTTCTTCTTCATCTTTATCTCATCAGGAGTTGCCTTCCTGACTTTACCATTCTCTAATATTTCATCAGGTTTTAATTTCTTTTTTGTCTTTGGATCAAACTCATCAGGTGCTTTCCTAGGTTGCTTATTCTTACCTCTACTACCACCATCATCAACACCCATCATACCTGCGAATATGGCTGCAAGTTTTTGTGCTGCTCCTATTGTTCCTGCTATCAGTGCAAAAGCACCTAGTGCCTTACCAAGTCCTACTAATCTTTCTCCTAAAGTTTTATTTTCACCAAATATTTGATCAATAGTAGTGAATATTCCACCTACTAATGCTTGACCAAACTTAAATATCCCTCCAAATACAAAGGATGCTTGCTTAAGAAATTTCTTTATTGCCTCTAAGTTCTCAGGTTTAGAGAAGTATTCCATTATTTTATAAGTAGCAATCGCAGCACCTACAGTCAACGCTGCTTTTGCAACAGGTCCTAGGAACTTAGTTAAGAAACCCCCTAGTCCTTCTTCTTTATCTTTACTTTTTAGTTTAGGTTTTTTCTTCTTAAGAATCTTTGAACTATCTTTCTCTGCCTCATCTTGTCTCTTCCCTTCTTGTCTATCTTCTGCTGCTGAATCTTTCTTTCTTCTTTTGATTCTACGTTTTGCTATTGCTTGTTCTACAGAAGTCTTTTCAAATGCTTTGGATATTTTAACTAGATCACTAGTAAGACCACTCAAACTATTTACAGATTTACCGAGATTATTGATAGCGTCTAGATTAGAATGCACAGAAGTCTTCAACGCACCCTTCACGGATTTCGTTACGGTTGGACTAACCATCTTGTAGGCAACTATCTTTGCCATCTATTTGTTTTGCTCCCTCATGCGTTTTTCTTCTTCTTTGAGGAACTGGATTAACATATCAACGTAGATCTCCTTTTCCCAAGGCATAAGGTTATCTATGTGTTCGATGTTCCACTTGTGGTGGTGCATCAATGCGAAGTTCCCCTCATAATAAGATTGAAGACTAGTATGCAGTAGGGCTAAGCGAAAAAAGATGCTAACCCTTCTAAAACTACGTCACTCTCAACACCTGTGTTTGGATTAGTTACCTTAACTGTATGAGTTAACTTTGGCATAGTGTCAAAGAACTTTTGTATCTTAGCAAACTGTGCACTGTTCATATCATCAAAGAACTCTTGGATCTCTTTCTGAGGAACATCAGCACACACATATACTTGATTAGGATCAGCGATAGTTTTTATACAGGCCGCGGCCATCTTAAACACTTCGTCAACACCTACGTCTTCTCCACTGAAATTCATAGAGACAAACATATCCAGACTAGGGTAACCCATAGTTATAGTACACTCTTCAGACAACTGAATATCTGGTTTGTGTCCTCTAGTCTTCTTGACTTTGATTTCATCTAAAGGTATAGATACAGTCACAGTGGACTCATTGTCATCTGGGCAGGTGACAATACAATCTACCTTCTCTCCTACAGACTTTGTTCTAATCTGTAAAAACAAATACTCAATGTCAAAGGTTGCTAAACCCTCTACAGTTTTTAGATCTGTACACTGGGTTATGATATTTTTAATTGCTTCAATGATCTCTGACTGATTGCCAGTTTCAGTTGCAAGCAATAGTAACTTCTCTTCTTTTACAAGGAATGGTCTGAAGTTCACTGTTCTACCGTCAGACGGTAGTTTCAATTTGTACTTAGGTACATTTAACTTAGGTAATGCCATAAACTATTTCACGTCATATTTTATTTAGGTACTATCTATACAAGGTTTATTGGTCTTCTAGTTTCAATGTCGTAAACAATGCCACCAACGGTGAATGTTTTTGCAACAGTGCTACCTTCTTGTCCTAGTGTAGCATCATATCCACCACCTTGACCTGTAGGTACGGTAATCTCAAAGTTTTGACCTGGATCAGTGACAGAATCAGCAGCATAGAATCTATATCTTTCGTAATAAAATCCTATCTGTAACCTCATTATAGTATTTTGTTCGTTAGTTAACTGTATAGTTCCAATATTATATGGATATACGTTTCTCATTTCCCAACAACCAGTGAGTTCTCCAACGTTTTGTGTAGGGTCAGAGAGAACATTTGATGTAGATGTTTCCCACTTATATACTCTCACTCTAGGAGAACAATATCTATCATAAAAATCAACATACTGACTAGAGTCCTGTGTTATTCTATTGACCCAAGTTTCAAATATTGCTCTAGTATATTGAGTTCTTGGTATAGTAAACTCAATATTCATTTCACTAAATGATTGGTTTGTTGCATACTTTACAGATGCACCTGGAGGTTGGAACTGAGAAGTAGTAACCTGTCTACTAGGCAGACTGACACTATTTGCATAATAATCTAACAGATGAGCAGGAGTTCCTGTCTCAAGTGTTGTAACAGACGAAGAACTATTACCACCAATAGATCCTTGCTGTAGTATAGGAGGTGTTGCAAAACTAACTGAAAACTTATTCAGTGTAGCAGGTGCATTCTGTCTACTCTTGACCATTGTGCTAAGAAAACCATCTACACCATGCATAGGTGCAATTTTTCTAGCACTTTGTTTATTAGGGATTGCCATTAGACTTTAAGTTCCTTTTCAGTGATTAACATAAACTCCCAAGAGTGATCTTTACAAAACTCAGTTGCTGCTTTCCACTTTGCTTTATTGACATGATATGTAACAACCTCATTTATATATCTCTTTGTGTTTCTTTTTTGTGTTTTAGGTTCAATGGTTTGTTTGAATGGTTTAACTTCTACTAAATACTTTCTGTTCTGGATTCTGACATAAAAATCTGGAAAGTATCGATGACGTTTACCATCAACAGGTGAAATATAAGGAATGATAATCTCCTCACTACCCCATTCTTGTACAGACGTTGTGTAGTCACACCATTTCATAAACTTATATTCCCAAGAGGACCTATAAATAATGTTACTGGGGTCACCTTTATACTTTCTAGGATAAGAAGGTCGATATTTTCCTTGATACCTCATAAATATAATATAGATTCACATAGTATTTAGTAAAGTAGTGGCGATTTTAAGATACCCATTAAATCCAGTAGCACCTGACACTAAAGATGAGCAGTATCCATCTGAAGGTGTAGACTATGTGATGTTTGAGAGATTTAGAATAAACTATGATGACAAGTCAACAGGATATAAGGGTTTAAACGTTCCAAATAGTGCAGCAAAGAAGATTCCAAACGCATCTAAAGTCTATCTTGCAATGCCAAAAGCAATACAAACAGCATACCAAGCATCATATAGTAAAGTTGATATGGGTATTGGAGGTGTGATGGCATCAACCATGATAAGTGAAGGGTTGAGTGGAGCAGGGAGTTTTGATAGTGTAGCAACTAATATTCAACAAACCGCAGCAGCAGCATTACCTTCTGCAGCAGGTAAGATGATAGCAGGTGTTACTAGTCAGTTGAATAACCTAGCAGGTTCTGGAGGTGCTGTTAGTGCTGATGCTTTGGCAGCAGTCTCATTAGGTAAAGTATTCAACCCATTCTCAGAGCAGATATTCAACTCCATGTCATTTAGAACTCATAACTTTTCTTTTAAGTTATTTGCAAGGTCAATGAAAGAAGCACAAATGATTAGAGAGATAGTGACATATTTAAAAACTGGTACCGCACCTAGGATTGCATCAGGAGGAGCACAAGAACTATTCAATTTTCCTCAGACACCAACAGGTGACAAAAAGAAAGATCAAGCAGCAGAACAAGCAAGAGCAGCAAGAGAAGAACTTAACAAACAGATATCAGCAACCGTAGGAACAAACGTAACAAGTGCTAGATTTTTTGAAGTACCTGATAAGTTTCAAATAAAGTTTGTAAGAATGAATCCTCAAGCAACAGAAGGTTCTGTACTATCATCAAGCAATATGCATTTCAAAGTAGCAGATTCTGTATGCACTCAAATGAGTGTAAACTATACCCCTGATGGTCAGTATACATCTTTCAAAGATATAACTGCAATCGGTGGAGCAATATCAGTTCCAGTGATTCAAATAGATATGGCATTTACTGAGACAAAACTTCTCAGTCAGGCAGATTTAATGGCAGGTTTCTAATGACAGCATATTTTTCTTATTTCCCAAACACTTATGTAGGTGAAGGTGTCAACCAAGATGAACCATACAGATATCGTTTAGTAAAAAATATTTTTCGTAGAGTAAAAGTTAGAGAAGATCTAGATCAGTATGTAACTGCGTTTGAAGCATACTCAATCAAAGATACAGATACACCATCATCTTTAGCAAATATTTTGTATGGAGATTCTAAACTTGACTGGGTTATACTATTGGTAAACAATATAATAGATTTTTATGAGCAATGGCCAAAGAACAATGAAGATCTTTACACATATGTCCTAGAAAAGTATGCAAATGAAGAGGCAGTCCATCATTATGAAACTAATGAAATAACAGACGGTGATACTATAATCACAAAGAAAGGTATAGAGGTATTAGATTCATTTAGAACTGTAATGCCTGATGGAACTGTAAAATCTGCAGAACAATCTAGATATCCAGTAAGTAACTATGAGCATGAAGTATATTTGAATGAGAGAAAGAGACAGATAGTTCTACCTACTGCCACACTAGTTGACTTGATAGTAGACGAGTTTGAAGAGACAGTAGCATATGATCCTCACCCAGAACTAGATGATGTAAACAATAAGAAAACCCCACTGTCTATTGCAGCGAGGTTTGTTGATGTTGCAGGTTTTGTTAGTGCTAGTGTGTCTAGACAGGCAGCAGCAACAAGTGCAACTACATTTGATTATGGTCCTTCTGGTTCTGCTGTTACATCAGGCAGCGTTGGAGTTGCAACTTCAACAAGCACAGCAGATACTACAACATCTACAAGCACAACTACAAGCACAACTAGCACATCTAGCAGTACGTCTAGCAGCAGTACAAGTTCATCATCTTCGAGCAGCAGTTCCTCATCATCTAGTTCTAGTTCTTCTTCTAGCAGTAGCAGTGGTAGTAGTTCTTCTTCTGGTTCATCAGGATCCTCAGGTGGAGGATACTATGGTGGAGGGTATTGATCTATCACAACTCCATCTTCTAAGTTCTTGAGATTTAAAACGAAGATGTAAATATTCAACTGCCTCTTTAGGTCTGGAATGTTCACCACAACAAAATATATCACACTTAGCAATACCTAGTTCTGGCCATGTGTGTATACTGATATGACTATCTTCCAATAGAGCATAACCAGTTACACCTTGAGGTTCAAACTTATGTGTTTCTACTTTTAAGTAAGGTGACTTAGCAACTATTGCTGCGTGTACTAAACTTTCTTTTATAAACTCTTCTCCATCCAACAAATCAAAAGGACAATCTATAAGATCAAATAATATATGTCTCATAAAAAAACTATAGGGGTCAAAATTTTGGCGGAAATTTTTTTGCGGTTATTTGGGAATTGAAAGTCATTTTCGGATTACGAGGATGTCACCATCATCGTCATCATCTTCTTCATCATCTTCATATCCTCTGAAGACTAGTAACTCTGTTCCACTTTCAACTTCATCCATCTCTGGATGCACTCGTCTTTTGATGGGTTTATCCATCTGATATATCATAGTCATCGACTTAAACATGAATGCAAATGTTGCACCGAATAGTGCAACAAAGCATACTAAAAATACTATTACTATCACATCATTCATCGGAAAAGTTTTTGTATTGGCACTTGTTTTAGTTTATCAAAAACATCTACTTCTACTCTGTCTACAATTCTATCAAGAACATCTATATCTATCTCCATGAAAGGAGGAATGATACCTAATAATCTAAGTAATCCATCTACAAATAAAGCAAGAGCAGTGAATCCCAATATCATACTGATAACAGTAGCATCACGATTATGCTTTGCCATTGATGCTTCATCAATTTTTCTTGCTTCATCAATAGCGTATTTGATTAGAGCGTCCACCTCTGCTTTCGTATAGGTATCTTTATTCATAGGAACTCGTACTACCTCCGTAAGGGGGAACTCTTTAAGTATCATATCTACCATAGACTATCCTCCGTCTACTTGACATCCTATCAATGCACCACTGACAACACCTAATGGTATTGACCATCCCATAGCATCCTTCTCAGACATTGCTGCTGCAGCACCACCACCTAAGATTGCTCCTAAGAATGAACCTTCTTCACATGAGTTTAGATCAGGACCAGTGTGCTCTGGGTTAGTTCTAGGACCATAGTCAGGATAAGAAGGTCTGTATGGTCTTGATGAGAAACGACAAGGTACCTCTACTGTGTCACGATAGGTGTTGATGTATCCATACCCATAATGACTTTGATGTGCGGGAATATATTCCTCGCGAACTACTTCCTCATAACAAGTTCTAGTAGTTGATTCGTTGTGACCTACTCTATAGTAGTAATCCCCCGCAAAAGCAGGGGATGAAAACGCGAGTAAGGTTGCTAGTGCAATCTTCATTCTTCCTCGGCAAGTTTTGAAAAGTAACTAAGTGCATCTTCTTCATCTTCTACAGGTGAAGAGGCAACTGCTTTCTCTCTGAAGTTAGATACTTCAGCACCCCATGATTTACCTTCTGATAAATCTTCAAGTGATTCATCTATAGGGTCAGGAGTTGGTGCAGCAGTGATGCCAAGTACCAAGTCCAGACGTGCTTTCAACTTCTCGTAAGACTTGAAGTTTTTAGGTGCTTCAAAGTCAGCAAGAGAGTATGCTTGCTTCCAGATTGATTCTAGTTTAGCATCATCTTTAAGAAGAGGTGCAGGAGCAGAGAACTCTGACTTGTCATAGTTCCAATACCCATCTACTTTGCGTATCTTTAACTTAAAGTCGGCACCTTCCCAGAAGTTGAAGGGATCTAATGCTTTCTCGTCAGCAAATGCAGGTTGCATTGCTTCAACAAGTTTGTCAAAAATCTTCTTACCATACTTATAAAGGAATACTCTTCCTTCATTCTCTGGGTGTGTGGGATCAGACACAACATAGATGTTAGAGTAGTAGGAAAGTTTTCTCTTTTGTGCTCTTGCTTGGGCACGTTGAGGTGAACCTTCTCCACCTGCGTTCCACAATTCTGTGTTGTACTCAGAGACAGGATCTTGTTTACCAAGAGTAGTCAAAGAGTTTTCGATATACCATTGTCCTGCAGGACCTTTGAATGCATGACTCCACACTTTTGCAAAGGGTAGGTCTTCACCATCAGGTGCAGGTAGAAATCTGATTACTGCGTAACCATTACCAGACTTATCTAGTTCTGGTTTCCAAAGTCTTTCATCAACATTAGATGATGCAGACTGAGGTTGATTGAGTTTCTCAATCTCTTGTGTCAGTTTTGCTAAAGTGTTTCCTGTTGAGGATGCTTTCTTTAGTGAGGCAAAAGACATAAACGTATTCTCCGTATTTTTTGTATTGTTTGGATTGTTACTTTATAATCGTAACACACTATTTAGGTGTTGTCAAGTTCTTTTTTTGCTGCTTGTTCTAATGTCGTGATCATCTGATCCATACATTCATTGAGGTCTTTGAAACCAAATGCTTGAGTGAGTGCAGTGATTCTTTCTTTCATATCTGCTGCCTCTGGGTCTTCCTTAGACGCTAGTTGTAGTCTAAAATAAAATGTTTTTTGTTTCTCTATCAGTTCTTTACATGAATCAATATGATTAAGTTTATCCTCTGTATTCATATGAGGAACTGCTGACGTCAACGCGGAGATACTTTGATAAGTGTTAAAGATATCATTAAGATTTTCTTGGACTTGTTCGGATTTGAAAAAACTCATAGTTTGCTGTTGATTACATCTAGTACTACACCCCTATACTTCTTACAATCTACCTGTAAGAATGGTTGATATTTTGTTATCTTCATCTTTGTGTCATCCCATATAGGGTCAACCAATACTTTAGTTAGATCATTTACATACCCAAGGCATGTCTCAAATATTACCAATGTCTCTAATGATATATCATTAGCATAGAAACGTTTGAGTATGTTAGGATGCTTCCCTTTACTTGCTCTAAATATATCACCAAATGATTTGTCGTAGGGTGCTTCGACATCATCTAGTAATGCATTCACGTCCTCTTTAAATTTATAAGTCAACGACTCTTTTTTATGTTTCCATTTGGTATAGTTATCTACACTAAATGATTTGATGTAACCCCTAGGGTCTTCTAGAAAGTTAGCAATAAAATATTCAATGACTTCATTTTCATTATACTTTACTGCTAACTTCTTAAAAAAGTAACGGTCAAGTCTTTGTTCAAATGATTTCTCATTCGCACGAACCTTACCGTTATACTTTACGAAGTCGTAGTTCTTTTTAGTGAAGTGATTTTTGAGTGCTAAGTAAGTTCTGTATACTTCAAACCCTGTCACAGTGGCAATACTCCTTTAGAAGTTGCTTTCATATAGTTGAGACGTTCTGCCTCATGTCTCAAGCGTTCCTTGAGTGGTTTAGATAATAGTTTAGGTACGGTCTCTATCTCTATCTCATTCTCTGCACAGTAAGTTACTACTGCTTCGATGTATGATATAAGACCTCCACTAGTTTTTACTAGTCGTTCAATTTCCTGAGAAAACTTAGTCGGTGTAAGAAACTTATCATCAAGATCTTTCTTAGATTTCTTTGTAGTTTGTTTCTTGACTTGTTTATCTAGCATTATGGAAAGAGACGAACTCTGAGATGTATGTTTTGAGTAGTTGTAAATAGTCATCAAGATTGTATTTCTCAAACACTTGTGTAGTTCCCTCTTCTGTGGCAATGATTGTGACAATTTTCTTTACCTCTATTCCAGATCGTTCTAGGAACATTGCTGCGTATGCAGTTTCTTGAACGAAATAACTTTCGATCCAATCTTCCTTTTTTTCTTTGGTTGAAGTTTTAAAATCTATCACTGCTAACTCGCCATCAAACTCAGCAATGCAATCAACTCGACCTGCGAGGCCAAGGTAATGAGAGTACAAGAAAGTTTCTAAACAATGGACTCGACTAATCCTGTTTATCTCTTTCTTTGCTGCTTGAAACATACGAACTGACATAGGATTATTTCCTATGTACTTATCGACGTCCAAGTTACCTCGGATATAATCTTCTGCGATACTATGAAATGTAGTTCCTCGCTGTGTTGCACGAGCAGTGATACGATTTGCCTCATCTTCACCAATTTTGGTTCTCCACTCTTTGAAGAACTGTGCGTTCTTAAACGATGTGATTGAGGTTACACTTGGAAAGTATTTATCAGTATCAGGTACTTTATAATAACGTATTCCATTATTATTCACAGGTTCAACATCAGGTATTTTGATGTCTACATTTACAAAGTCAAACATTAGAATCCTAGGTTGTATTTACTTAAGAGATAAGACTTTACAAGACCAGAGCGAACGATATCATTGATATCAAACTCAATACATGCAAACTCTTTCATCTCTTCCAAGATTCTGATGAAGTCATTTATTCCTGACTTATCATTTTCTCTTGTTAGATCAGATTGTGTGATGTCACCACAGAACATGACCTTTGAATCTTCTCCTATCCTTGTAATCATTGAATCAAGTTCATGAAAGTTTAGGTTGGAGAACTCATCTACAAGAACAATAGCATTATCTAATGTAACACCACGAATAAAACTTGTAGACCAGAAACTAATAGTTTCTTGTGCTCGAAGATTATCGTACAGCATTTCAAATGAATTATCATCTGGCATACTGAACATATATCTTACCATATTTTTGTACGGTATCTGATATAAAGCAGACTTATCTTCATGGTCACCTGGTAGGAAACCAATCTCTCTAGTAGGAACTAAAGACCTTACAATGTATATTTTATCATAAGGTGTGTTCTCGTCAAGTACTTCCTTCAAAGCAAGATACAATGTAATAAAAGTTTTACCTGTACCTGCTGCACCATGTAACAATAAGTTTTTACCCTCGCCATACTGAGCGAAGGCAACTTTCTGATTTTCCGTAAGAGGTTTTACCTCTGTCATATACGAAGAATCAATAGGTTTCTTACGTTTCATTTGCTTCTTAGTCATACCATTAGGATATGTTTGAGGAGTGCCAGTTTTCTTTCGTGCTCTTGCCATTATGTGAAACGAGATAGATTAGCACCAGGATGTGCCTTCTGGACTTTAGACATGACTTCTTTGAAACCATCGTCCATCTTAGGTTTGCCATACATATGACCACCTACACCCGCTTGCCAATCTTTATCCCAATCAGGATTGTCCTTTCGCCATTGGTCATACTCTTTCATAGTCATAGAGAGTTCTTTCTTCTCTCCAGTTTCTTTGTTGATTACAGGATAACTAGGCATGTGTCCACTCCAATGCTTCTGAGATAATGGGAAACTGTACCATAAAGATTGCTCTACAATCGTTTGCAATCATCATGTGTTCCCTTTGTGTACCGTGTGCTGATCTTAGATTAATATAATGCATCCAAGATCTTAATGAACCAGTCATATAGATTCTGGTAGGTGTTGCTAAAGGTAGAACCATTCTAGCACATTCTTTTGCAATATTCAACCCCAACATTTTTTTATATAATTTCATTCCATCATCAAAATGCTTTTTGATATCAACTTCCAGTTCTTGTTTAATGAAAGGATCGATATCATCTATACTGTTCTGCCTATTCTTATCGTCTTGTCTACGCAGATCTACCATAGGTATCTCTTCACCAAGCATACTACTATCTGCATACCTTTGACTAAACTCTTGAAATGTAAATGATCTATGCCTCAGTATCTGTGCTGCTATAGCACGAGTGGTTTCTATTTGCAAGGTCATACTTGCTTGCTCAAATATTGACCAGTGTTGATGCTTGATACAATACTTAAGTAACCCTGCAACTTTAGGGTTATCTTGATTATTAGGATTACTCACACGAGCAATGTACCCAATAGTCTTTTCAGCATCGGGTGTCACGGATACTAATGTTACACTCATCTACGATTAGGTTTTTGTTTTGCAGTTTTCTTTGGTTTGTCTGCAGGGTTCTGCCACATATTAGGTGCGACTCTACCTGCTGCTTGGGTAAACTTTACGAAGTCTTTTTTGTATAGATCATAGTAATAATCAAAAAGATCTACTGCCTTCTGAGCAATAGAAATATCATAACGTTCTTTACCGTCCACCTTATACTCTACGAGATAGGCAGTGTATGGTAGTGACTTGTCCTGTGCATCTTTTGGATCACAGTTTTCTTTAATGACCTTCATTTACTTCTGTTAATACCCCACTTGATTTGTGGAAATGCTTCTGAGATAACTGCTTTAGTAATCCTCTTGTACTTTGTACTAAGAGTCTTATCTTTTACTAGACAAACAAGTTCTGCTTCTTCAGCAGAGAGTCCTTCTAGTAGTTGAACAAACATTGATTCTCTCTTCAGACTAGGGAGACTATCTGCACCGCCTTTTACAAAACGATAGAGACCTCTGTACTCCTGTTCTAATCTAGTATGGTCTGTTCCTACAGGTGCATCATTAGGTGTGTAAGGTACTTCACCTTCTGGTACTGCTGAGAGAACATTCTCATCAAAGTTCCATATCAATATAGAACGTAATGCTTGAGAGTTATGTTTGTGAAGGAGAGCAATCTTCTCCTTCTTTGTTTTTGCGTTAGATACTTTTCTTAGTATCTCACTTAGCAGCAACCTAGGGTTGCTGTTATCCATGTTTCGTGTTGCCATAATTTTGATAATAAAATCATTCTTCGTCGTCGTCTTCGTCTTCTGGGATGTCCCAAGGTGACGCAGGTCTGACGTATAAAAGTTCATCATGCATGATGTTACCATCTTCATCTAGCATTTCTGGATGGGTAACAGATTTAGCGTAGGCAGCATTTTCAATGTAGTCCTCTACATATCCCTTTGCCAACCATGCTGTCGTAATACCTATAAAGAATGCTCCGATAGTAACCAGAACTACTAGTGCTATTAGCATTTGGTTCCCCCTTGGTTAATGTTTACTTTGGAAACCAACCTCCTATGTTTGAACTAATATTATTTAGTTCTTTTTCTGCGTCCTGGTCTCTTAAATAATTCGTATTTCCATGCATCTTCTAGGATGCTATAGACATACTCCTTGATTTTTCTTGCTCTAGGTTTCCCTAGATGACCATACGCTTCTCGGAGGTATTCGTTTTTCTTGCCACCTTTTAGATAACCTTCAAGGTCATCAACTAGGGTTCCTAGTGCGATGGCAGTGCCTGATTCAATAAACTCTGTGATCTGTTTTCTTTTAATCTTGTTAGCAACCAGATAATCATATGCCCTAAAGTAAAACTTGTTTTCTTCAAAGGCAGTGTCAACTGCTCGTTCAACTAGATCATAGAATTCTTCCATTAGATAAGATTGTTTTCTCTTAGATATCGGACGGTATCAGTACAACCCCCAAGATTAGTTGAGTTCAACACCACTTGAGGGAATGTAGACCCATGCCCAAATTGATTATAGAATGCTTCTCTCTGAAAGTCAACCCCCAGTTTATATTCTTGATAATTATATCCCTTTCCTTCTAGCACCTGCTTGATTTGTGTGCAGTATGGACATCCATTTCTTGTGTATACAGCGAAGTTCATAGTAGTGTTGAATAAAAAAGGGGACTTGCGTCCCCTAGGTTTACCTTATATATTAAGGTTTAGAAAGTGTACTTAAGTCCTGCCTTTCCAGACCAGTCTACGTCATCAACGTTAGTTGCAGCAGATAGTTCACCATATACTCCAACCTTATCAGTGATAGACTTACCACCACCGATGTAACCGATTAGTTCAGTGTCACCGAACTCGTCAGCACTCTCTGTGTGAGTAACTGTAGGACCACCTGATACATACCAATCAATACCATTAGGTGTTGTACCTTCGTATCCAAGTTGGAATTCCCAAGTTCCTGATGAGTATGCTCCGTCTGGATATGAACCACTTGCTTCCACATTAACGTAAGGACCTGCAAACGCAGCACCAGAGAATAGAAGAGGGGTTGCTGCTAGGGCAGCGAATGTTTTTTTGATCATTTTTGTTTTTAGTTTCTCGCAAGACAATAAAAAATCCTGCGGATGTTAGACTACCCCGACATGGGTGTCTTTGAATCTACGCAGGGTTACGATCTTTCGAGTCCTTTGTATTATTATATAGTATATCTTAATACTTACTTAATGTCAAGTGTTTTCTTTTCTTGATCTCGTATCATTTTTACATAGGCAATGTCTGCCTTTGTATAGAGTGCTTTATTTTTCTTGCGTGCTTTGATTATTTTCTTGCACTGTTTTAACGTGTCGTTTAAAGTCATGTCTTAGTTGCTCTAGTTTTTGTCTTGATTCTATGAGCATTTGTGCAGTCTCTGTCCTACCTTTATAGTATTCATCAGGATTTAATTCGATATTAATAATATCTGTAGGATCTACGATTGCTTCAAACTCAGCATCTGCGTCACCTAGAATCTCTTTGAGTTCCTTAGGTAGATCTTTGTTTTTAATCTTTGGTAGTTCCATTACGTTGTTGTTAATGCGTACCCTGTTCCTAGTCTAGTATGCCATATTAGATTGCTTGATGTTGTAGTATTTGTTACAAGGTCTAGTGATGTAGATACTATTGTACTACCTAGTTTCAATGTATATGCTACTCCACCTGGATTGTTTGCCCATGTGTCTGCTGTCCCCGATGCAGGTGTATTGTTAGTTACGCTAATGCCTAACGTGTGAGGACCTGTACTTACTGTATTAATATTTATACTGGACGTAGTGGTGCTAGATGATGAACCAATACTTGCACCATCCCATGTGAATGATGCTGTGTCATCTGCAGCAACTTCTAGTACATAGTTTCCTGCTGTCTCTATATTAATAGAGATTGATGTCGTCTGTGCTGACCCTGATGTGGGATCAGTGTTAGATGGGAATGCAGCATAAGTGTTCATGAATGCTGGCCACAGTTGATGTGGTCCTGCTCTCATCCAAGATGATGTTGTTTGCTCATAGCATCCAGTGCCTCTACAAATTTTTATATACCATCCACCTGGATTATCACCATAACCTGTGCCACCTGTATCATTAGTGCATTGAACAACCATCTGCAACGTACCTGCGTTCAATGTTTGAGTGCTTGAGTATGGTGAAGTATAACTCCCACTTAAAAATATACCACCAACTGCGTTATCAAAATTTGTTAGTGCTGTTGTAGAACTACCAAGAAATATACTCATTGAATTATCAGCACCACCAGTGATTGTATATGTGTCAGTGGCAGGGATTGGAATATTATATGTGACTATCTGTGTTTGACCTGGTAGATTACAAGATCCATTGTTGACCCATACTGCATACTTGTTTGCCTCTACACTCCATATATCTTCATCATAAACAGGGAAAGTTACAGGTGTTGATCTTTGTGTCCTAGTGTAAGTTGTTGAGGTTCCATCAGGATTAAATCTTGTGATAGGTCTGATATTAATATCAGCATCAAAGTCAATACAGGAGTCGGATGTTACTCGTGGAACTACAACTCTAGGACTAAACTTATCAAAGTTAGGTGCAACAAACGGTATACCTTCATCTGGAAATGGTTTTGTAAATATTAACTCACAATCAAATGGTGCACCATCCTCATCAAACCTACACATCTTTTTCCATAGTTGTGTAGTGTCTGGTAAGAATTGATCTAAGTATTGACTTGCTGTTGGATCTTCTGGATTCGGTGCAGGTTTTGCATCTAGGAACAACTTTCTTTCCTCAGGGATTACTTCACCTGGTGGTACATAAACAGGTGGTGTTGATGGGTTTATACCTGAGTCACAGATTGGTCCGAAATATCCTTCGGGGTAATAATAAGACACAAAAAAAGAGGGGTTTTATCCCCTCTATTTATCTCGAACGAGAATATTTATAATGCGTTACCTCTTGGTAATACCTCTTCTGGGAACACAAAGTTCTCGTGAGGTTGGTCAACAGATGACATCCAAGCACGCATACCTTCATTTAAAAGAATGTTCTTTGTATAGAAAGTCTCGAACTCTGGGTCTTCTGCTGCTCTTATCTCTTGAG